TTATTCCTTGATGGAATGCGTAAGGGCTTATGCCAACTCGCGGGGCATAAGCACTGTGGGTAGGTCTAAAAATGAGCTAGTGGCCATGGCCATGCACAGCACTAGCGATTTCCCATTGCTGTTTTCTAATCTAGCAGGGAAATCTTTAACCCAATTCTACGAAGAAGAGCCTCATACCTGGAAGGGGCTTGCACGTCAACGAAATTTACCAGATTTTAAAAATTCCAGCGATTTGACTATTGCCGCGGATCTTACGCCAGAGCTTACGCCCGAAGGTGGCGAGTACAAGACAGGCACTCTTAAGGAAGCGCAAAGTACTTGGAGGCTATTTACTTATACCAAAAAAATTGTAATTTCTCGGCAAGCGATTATTAATGATGATTTGTCTGCTTTGGAGCGAACTCCTGAATTTTTAGGTCGTGGGTTCCGTCGCTTGGAATCCAATCTTATATGGGCAATGATCACCGGCGATGCCACTGTATCGGCAGATGGTCTTGCATTGTTTAATGCAGCTCACAACAACACCGGCACGGGTCCCATTGGTATTGCCGGTGTCAACGCAGCCCGAAAGGCAATGCGAAAACAAAAAGATATTAGCAACGTTACGGTTAATTTGACCCCTGAGTTTATGATTGTTCCAACAGATCTGGAAGGAACTGCTTTGCAGTTTCTTTACCCTGATGGTTACGCTCCTGCTGCGTTGACTGGAAACTCTGGGCCCAATCCCTATGCAAGGGGGATGAATTTAATAGTTGAGCCACGGCTTGACGGTTCCGCAACGCAATGGTATGCAGCCGCTGGCCCAACTAGAACGCCTGGCATGGTGTGGGGTTACCTGGCAGACGAGCCTGGTCCTACCATTACATCAGAGCCCGAAAGGGATCCTGATGGTTTGAAGCTGCTAGCCCGTTCTGATTTTGGTTGCGCCATTGAGGATTTTCGTTTTATTTATCGCAGCTCTGGCGCATGATTTTAACCATTGCGCTTTAGCCTTAATGTTTAACTTTCCCCAATTCCATTAAAAACAATGCACGGACCTATTCAAGAAGGAAAAATCCTATCCATTGCCGCTCCTTACGTTGTCGCCTCTGGTGGCGGCGCGTTGGTTGGCGCTTTGTTTGGTGTTGCCGTAACCGCTTTAGCCAGTGGGGAGGTTGGCAGCTTCATGCTTGTAGGAGTCCACGAACTCCCTAAGGCCACTGGCGCCACTGCCAGCCTTTACGCCAAGGCGTACTGGAATGACACCAACAAGAACGTAACAGCATCTGCCAGCGGCAACACACTTATCGGTGTGTTTGTGCCAATTGGATCCCAGTCTGCTGCTTACGCTTCTGGCGCTACGTTGGCCCACGTCCGCCTTAACGGCGCCTTCTGATGAGCTGGGCCCGCCTATCAGCTGATGCAGATCGGGCGGCCCTGGATTTCATGGGCGGCGTCAGCGTAATAGCTGGCGCCGTTTCTGGCCGTGGTTTTTTGGAGGAAAACAAAGAGCTGGTTTTTGATGATGGAGTGGAAATTATTCCATGGCTGCTAAAGATTAAAACCGCAGAATTTGGCCATCTTGATTACAACCATTTGCTTGTAGTTGATGGCATTGCATTTAAGGCAACAAGGCCGCCAGAGCCACTGCCCGGTAGCGAGCCCAGGGCGCTGAGCTGGAGCATGGTGAGGCTAGCCAGGGTTGACGCCCCAGAAGAAACGGTTGTGATCCTGGATGGCGGCGCGGCGTTGGCGCCGGTCCCACCAGCGCCAACAGTGATTGAATATATTTACGATGGGGGTGGGGCATGACCACCCAAGTAGTTTTTACACGTCAAGCACAAAGGCGCGATACAGCAGCCAACTGGACTGCGGTCAACCCGGTGTTGCTCAGCGGCGAATGGGGGCTTGAGACGGATACGCGCAAGCTAAAAATCGGCGATGGCGTAACCGCCTGGAATGCCCTGGCGTATAACGGCGGCACCCCAGGCGGCCCCGGCGATCCCACCAACCTGTCAATTACCAACAGGACGGCCACGGGCCTAGACGTGGCATCCTCGACCGGGAACGACGCAACGGTTCCCCTGGCAACAGAAACCCTGGCCGGACTGCTGGCGCCAGGCACCAGGGCCAAGGCTGAAGGGGCGGTGCAGGCCGTGGCCCTGACCCCTCCCAGCGGTTGGAGCTCCAGCAGCACCAACACGGGCGGTAGCGTCACCCTCACGCTGGGCCTGCCGTCAGGATTCAGCCTGCCGAGCAACGCGATCCAGGCGACATGGACGGCAGGGGCGGAGCTGGCCGACACAGCGGTCCAGGAAGGTGATATACGGCTGACCGACTTCCGTGAATGGAGCGCTGCCACCGTCAGCCAGGCCATGGCCGAGGCAGGTACCAGTATAATCAGG